TTTGGCTAATGCCTGTTTCTTTGTCATGATGGCTCCTTAATGGCTTGCGAGGTAAGTGAAGTAAAGCCTTGCCGTGTCAATAGTATCAGCAGCGGTATCTATGTCGCAGTGGATGTGAAGGTGGACCCAATCCCCTGCGCTGTATGATCCTGTGGGAAGGTCGCTTTTCGTCTGCCATGTGTCATCTGCACTGGGCTTAATATCCGCGCCGTTGATTCCAGAATCCACCGTGCCGTCAGCTTGATAGAGTGAGGCTGTCATTGTGTGTCCTGCATAACTGCTAGATCTGGTGTCAACATAAAAAGCGGTTGTAGTTGTCCACGTAGCAAAATCCGCCGGTATTTTGAATGCCCACACAAGGTCGATGTCCTGATTTGCACTCCCCGATGACCACCGCCAGTAGTTTCTATGATTCGTGTTATCGTGAGAATGTGTTACTGTACCCGCATTATCCGCACCGTCAGCATACACAGCAGGAGCAAAGTCCAGTGTTATATACCGCGTTCCGCCGCCTACGCCGCCAAATTCCTGCCAGTCAGTGCCGTTGAAGCGCAGAGCAAGTGTACTGCCTGCGCTGATAGTTCGTGAGGGCACATTATTCAGTAGTTGGATATTGGAACTGGCAAGTGTGCCCTGGTCCTGGATGGTGACGGTATTAGCCTCGGCGGGATCCATAGTGATATATAGGATCTGCCCCTCTGTGCCATCGGCTATCGTGGGCGTAGAGGTCAGTGTATAGTCGCCATCTGGATTCAGTTCTACTATCGTGGCATTCGCAAGGATAGCATCGCCAGCGGCATCAATGACCTGCGCTGTGGATGGCGTGTATACAAGCTCTCCCAGGATAGTGAAGTCGTCCACAGTCGCAGACATGGCTGGAGACGAATACCAATCGCTGCCATCCCAGATGTATACCAGCTTCGTATCCGTCTCCCGAAAGGTAGATCCAGCAGGCAGCCCAGTTGTGGACATTGCCGCCCGTTCTGACGCCGTCCCTACAAAACTATGAATTGTGGTTATTCTTGACGCTGCCATGATGGATCATTCTCCTTTACATTTGCTTCCAGTTACTACCATCCCAGATATACTGTAGCTGCGTATCAGTCTCGATAAATGTTGATCCTACATTGACGCTAGTCGTGGACATAGCCGCCCGTTCTGCCGCCGTGCCGATATACGAGTATGGATTCGTTATCCTATACGCTGCCATTTACCATCACCTCATATATGTCCAGGCGAGGGATTGCCCCGCCCGGACTGAAAATCCTCCAGAATGTCACTCTGGCGGATCCTCTTCTTTTGCTTCCTCGTTTTCTTCGTCTATCTGGATGAGTCTCCCCATTTTCAGGAAATCCTTACCTTCCAGCGCCTCGATGGAACCCAAATCCTCCTCCGTCAATGGCTCTACGTCAATTTCCAGCTCTTCCATAGCCAGGGACCCGAACTCCTCATTGAAAGCTGCGAGTTCGTCAGTACCGAGGAGATACTCGCCATCTTCAATTATCAGCTTGCCGTCGCCATCGCGACCTGCATACTTTTCGAGAAGCTTGAGTCGTTCAGCTTCCAGCGCCTGCACGTCTGGTGTTATCTTGTTGATTATGCGCGTGAGGCGGAAGGCTAACCTGGCGGGTATTCTCTCTTTGTATATCCCCGATGCGCCTTCATATATAAATTTCAATTCACCTGCTAGGATTTTCATAACATTATCCCCTTTGTTGGAGTGAGTGTAGGGGCGTTTCAAGGCACGCCCCGAAGCCTGTTAAGGGTTTACGGTACACCTACGATGCCATCCCAAGTTGTGCCGTCACAAGTGCATAGCGCCTGGTTAGCCGTTTCCAGCGTTACTACAGCGCCGCCGGCATCATCCTGTACATTGATAGTCTCGCCACCGGTGTTCTCTATAATGAGGAACAAACCTGTGCATTCAGCTTCGTGAGGCAGTAGCAAGTTTTCAGTGCCACTACTCTCAGCATCGACATACAGTATATTGCCAGTCAGCAGCGTTCCCGTGGGTGTGCCAGGATTCAGAGTGAGTGTTACTGCGTTATCGCCCATAGCGATAGTCTGTACCTGTAGTGTCAAAAGACCTGCGCCGATAGCGACCTTTCCAGGAGAGCCAGCCACGCCGCCGCCTGCACCGCCAGCCGCGCCAGCCGTCAGTGTAATGTCGCCCCCGGTGCCGCCTTCACCCGCTCCTGCACCGGAATCGCCGCCTGCGCCAGCGGTAATCGCTATGTCGCCACCTGCGCCGCCATGACCAGTGGTGTTTCCTGTATTGCCTGCGCCAGCCTGAAGCGTGAGGTTTCCGCCAGCACCACCAACAGCCGTGGCAGTCGCAGAAGCACTACCATCGCCAGTTTTGATGCTAAGAGCGCCGCCTGCGCGACCCGTCCCAGCCCCGCCATCCGCTCCGCCGTCTTCCGTTTCGATATAGAAAGCATGACCAGCGGTATCAGCCGCGCCAGCAAAGCCGGATATTGACGCTTCATCCATCTGAAGGGCGTCTACACCGCCGATTTGTATAGTGAGCGGATCGACGCTATTGAGCGTGAGTTCCGCGGCAGTAGTGATTTTCTTTGATGTTGCTATGTTTATATCGCCGCCGAAATACGACCCGCCAGCGGCCACGCTCAAGGCATAAGCATTGGTCAGCGTAGCAGGACCAGAACCCGCGCCCGTAGGAGCGTTAGCAATGTATACCGTCGAGGCTGTGGTCACCGTAACAGCATCTTCATCAGTGATTGTCGGCTGCGCTATATTCAGCGCCAGGCCGTTCATGGCAGTAACGCCTGTGGAGCCTGTCAACGTAGTTGTACCAGGTGTCAGGGTCAGCAGGTTCTTCGTCACGCCAGAAGCCGCTGTGATAGTTGACGGCATGGCTGTGAAAGTCAGGTTGGAGACCGCGCTAACAGTATTCCGCGTGTCTATGTCAATGAACTTTGTCGTGCCATCGTAGAATTCTAAAGCAGAATCCGTATTGCCAATCACTATGAAGTCAACAGCCCCGCTCACGGTGCTGATGTCTCCACCGAATAACGAAGCCCCGGCGTCAACATGCAGAGCGTAGGCATTGGTCAGTGTAGCAGGACCAGAACCTGCACCTGTAGGAGCGTCGGCTATGTAGACTGTCGAAGCCTGGGTAACAGTTACAGCATCCTCATCGGTAACTGTTGGCTGTGCAGCATAGAGCGCAATGCCCTCCATAGCCGTAACACCCGTTGAACCCGTAAGGGTTGTCGTCCCAGGTGTCAGGGTCAGCAGGTTCTTCGTCACGCCAGAGGCAGCCGTAATTGTCGACGGCATAGCTGTAAACGTCAGGTTAGAAATGCCTGTCACGGTGTTTCTGGTGTCTATGTCAATGAACTTGGTCGTTCCGTCGTAGAACTCCAGAGCGGAGTCAGTATTGCCAATCACTATGAAGTCAACAGCCCCGCTCACGGTGCTGATGTCTCCACCGAATAACGAAGCCCCGGCGTCAACATGCAAGGCATACGGATTCGTAATAGTTACCGATCCGCCAGCTTCTGGAGCATTGGCGATGTAGACGCTGGACGCCTGGGTGACGGTGACTGCACTGCTATCAGTAAGCGTTGGTCTGGCAACATTCAGTCCCAGACCCTCCATCGCCGTGACGCCTGTTGAGCCTGTCAGCGTAGTCGTCCCAGGAGACAAAGCCACTAACTGGTGAGTAAGCCCGGAAGCCGCTGCAATAGTTGCAGGCATACCGGTAATAGTGACGTTGGCAACGCCTGTCACGGTGTTTCTGGTGTCTATATCTATGAACTTGGTGGTTCCGTCATAGAACTCCAAAGCCGAGTCGGTGTTAGCCTTCACTATGAAGTCAACGGCATTCGTTACTGTGCTAATATCGCCACCGAATAGAGCCGCTCCTGCTACAATTTCCAGAGCGTAGCCGTTTGTGAGCGTTACGCTTCCGGCTTGCGTCGGAGCCTCAGCTATGCAGACAGTTGATGCTTTCGCTACGGTAACGGCACTTGAGTCGGTGAGCGTTGGCTGCGATAGATACAGCCCCAGGCCGCTCATGTCATTAACACCTGTCGTGCCTGTCAGGGTAGTAGTCCCTGCGCTGATATTCACCGTCCGCTTGGTCACGCCGCTAGCCGATGCGATACTTGACGGCATAGCCGTGAACGTGAAGTTGGAAACACCTGTCACCGTATTCCGCGTGTCGATAGCCAGCGTCTTTGTCGTGCTGTCATAGAACTCAAGAGCGGCGGCTGTATTAGCCTTGATAAGCAAATCAATCGCTGACGATGCAACGTTTATGTCACTGCCAACGTATAGCTTTTTGGCAATTCCCACTCCGCCGTCAGTCTGAATTGATCCGGTAGTTGTACTGGAAGCATCGGTCGTTCCAGCAACGTCAAGCTGCGTCGATGTACCAACCAGCTTGAGATCGTCTGTGCTTGCGTCCCACTCTAAATAATTCCCCGTAGTATCGCCATACGCTTTCAAATCCAGCCCTGCGGTATCTGCACCCAGGTTCAGTCCGATACATGTTCCGCTGGTAATTGTTCCAGCCGTAACATTCAGACCAATTACGGTTACCGTTCCTGTGGTCTGAGTCTGGTTCGGCATCTGAACGTTGACGCCTTTCCAGTTTATGGTACCTGCGCCGCTGGACTGGACCAAAGCCCCGGATGTGGGGATATTTACTCCAGTTATAGCTGTGGTGTTGGCTGCTGTTTGTGACAAAGCGGGCAGTTTAATGCTGTGCGCCGTGACGTCCTTGTCAGTCGTCATAGTGACATTGCCATTGAGGTCAATTTCCATCCCAATAGCGTCACTGGCAAGGGTAGTCGCGCCGCCGAAGTCAGCATCAATCAGCGTACCGCCTGTCCATTCTGTTTCTAGCTGAAAATCAATAAACGTACCAGCCGCGGCGGGGGCGATAGTGAGCGCGCTTCCCGACATAGAAAAGTCTGTTTTCGCAAGAGTAAATGAAGCGGCTCCAGCATCGAATTTAGCATACTGGTCAGCCGCGCCAGTATAAATCAGAAAATCTACATCCTGCGAGGCGTTTCCGACTGTGATCGTATCGCTGTCGAGAGTTAGAATCCGTGCAGCCGCGCCGTAATTCTCGAATTCATGAAATATCTGTGCGCCATCTACGAAATGGCACTGGACTTTATGTACTTGTCCCATCCTTATGTTACCTCCATACCATCGTTGCGCTGTGCGCTTCGGGGATGCGTGTCACCCCATCAATACCCCCGTATGGATTAGGGAGGATCCCCCGCGACGCGGCGGGAGAGAGAGCACCACGCCGCAGGGGGATCCCGGTCATTTATCTACAGCAGGGGATGACTGCATCTTATTCTTAGCTTCCGTCACCTGCTTGGTTTTCGCTTTCAGCTTCTTGTTTTCCGCTTTCAGCTTTGCATTTTCAGCTATGAGTTTGGCAAATGCCTCATTAGGAAGTTCCTTGACGATACCGCGTGGGATCAGATCCAGCTTACAGAAATCGTCTAATAGCTCCTTTTGCGTTCCTTTTGGATTGCCTTGCCAGTCTTGCAAAAACTCAACTTTCATAATATAGCCCCCTCTATGTTTTAATCAGTTTTCTGTGTATACAGAGTACTGACGGCTGGATACACGGCCATGCGCGGCTTGTCGGGGATGAAGATAGCGCAGCCCTGCGTCTCCGTAGAACTGGCATCAGCCAGACGAATCTGCACATGGTCAAAGCCATTAGCGACGTCTAGCATGGAATCATCCACAAAGATCGCATACGTCTTGAAGGTGATCGCTAGCGTATTGAATGTATCAGACGCCGTAGTCAGTTCAACCAGTATGTCCTCATCCTGACCTGTGCCACTGACAGTCGCGGTTGCTCCTGAAGTGCCACCGGTGATGGTTTCTGCATCAGTCCAGGTAGTTGAACCGGTAAGGATGACAACTACCAGTTCATCGCTACTGATCTTCGCTACATACGCGGTATTTCCAGAACTGCCGCCGGTAATGGTTTCGCCAAGACTGAAGTTGGTCGCACTGCGCCCGGTAAACTTTAGCCTCTGACCGCTTCGGCAGTGATTATCGAATTCCAACGCCTTTGCGCCTGTGCCGCTGTAGTCAGTCGCCTGGTAGAGCGTGACGGCAGATGTAGCACCCGCTACGTCTCCGATCATGATATAGAACCAGCCGCTTCGGTAGTCGGCAAGAGAGATATACGGACCTGTGGAAGCACCTTCTGCCAGGTCTTCAGGCCCAACGCACTGAATGACTGGTACCAATGGTTTTCTGTGTACTAGAGCCATTTCCTAAACCTCCATATATGTTCACAGCATGTTTGCTGTTAGTTTTCGTTTATGCACGCTCGTCCAGTATGATGAAGGGAGCCTGGCTGTCGCCGTAAGGCGGCTTGTATTCTGCCGGCCACCACGGCTGTCCATCAATATCTATGGTCCACCGGAAGTCGGTAGAGCCATAATCGAAGTGGAAATGGATACTGGTTGCCAGTTCGCCATCCAGTCCGCCAGCCGGGAGGCCAATAAGATACTGGCTGAAATCAAACAGCCCAATATCGCCCTGGTCACCTACCTTGCCCATTTGGTTGCTAAATGTCAGGGGGATTCCCAGCAGGGCATAGCGTGGCTTCTCCTGTATCTGTCCGTCTACAAGAAAAACGCCATTGCCGCCAGTACCACTTGCCTGGTTCAACTGTATGAGTTGAGGAACAAGCGTTCTGTTGGCATACCATTTCCCGGAGCCGATATCATCGGTCTGGGAATAGAGCCTGGCGAACATATCGCCGATGTTATCGAGGATAAAGGTGTCAGCAATCTGGTTAGTGGCTTTTGCCACCGAGATCCTATGCCCGCCGTCAATCAGCACACCCTTCGGCTGCCCTGAGCCAGTACCGCGAATGAAGGCTTTCGTGAGCGCGGTACTCATACCAGAAGCAAAGCCACGTTTCAGTATGTCGCCGATAGATTTGGGGCTGTACTTCATCAGCATACGCGATACGCGTGCCATGCCTGTGAGTGTGTGGAGATTCAGTTCCACTGTCCCGGTCTCAAAGTTGCTGCCGGTATACTGCTGTTCCTCACCCTTCCAGTACCAGATAATATTCCCATAGACTTTCCCCTGACTTTCGTCGAAGCCCATTATGATCGGAATAGTTAGTTGTGGAACCTGCATATTCAGGATCATGGCCTGCGACATGATGTCGTTTTCCTGGGGAATTAACTGGAGAATTTCGTTGGAAAACTGCGTGGGAAGGAGCGTGCCGCCTTCTGCTTCAGACCCGACCGTCTGGGTAGCTTTGGTTCTTTCCTGATACTCAGTGACGGCTGTACGCCAGTTCTTTAGCCGCTTGCTCGTATACTCGCCATTCTTGCCTTCAGACATGAGATCTAAGCAGAAATCCTCTAGCGACTTGAATTCGTGTGGGATGGGACCTTTATTAGCATCCGGGTCATCAGGGTCGATATCGGCATTGCTCAGGTCGGGTTTAGCAGCGGCAGCCTTAAATTCCTCAAGGCTCTTGTTGGCATCTTTAAGCTGTTTGGTCAGCTTCTTAATTTCTTCGTCTTTAGCGTCACCCTCTGGCATCTGCTCTTCAACCGCTTTTTTTGCAAGAGGAATTTGCTGAATCGCATCATTCAATGACGCTAAAACGGACTCATAACTCAGATCGTTTTTCTCTGGCATTTCTTCACCTCGTTGGAGATATTGCCGCATTTGCGGCGTCTTAGCCTTGTTAGCTCGTTCACGCTGATTCAGCTAATATCTCCAGCCTGTCGCCTAATAGCTCTGAAATCTATCTCCAGCGACAATGCCTGATATCTCCACCTCGGTGAAACTACTTAGATAACTTTCCCCCTCTGAAATTCAGCTTCTTCGTCTGGCGTCACTTCAACCTCTTCTGGCTGTATTCGTGCCACCACTTTGTTGTATAATTCAACTAACTGCTGTAGCTGTTCAAGCGTTTCTGTCTGTTTCTCATCCGCCTCAGCAGGTAATTCTTCGCTTTCTTCCGTATTGCCTTCCGCCGTTTTCAACAGCGTATCTATCGTGTCAATGCCCTCTCTAGCTGCCTCAATAGTCTTTTGCAGTGAGTCCTTAGCATCAGAAAGGCTCTTTATCGTCGCTTTTGATAATACCCGCCCTTCCTTTGCCTCTATTGCTGTCTCGACTATTTCCTCAACGTCCTGAACAGTGAGAGATACATCTTTATCCTCGAATGGCAGATCATCTTCTGCTATGCCGTCAAATTCCTTGTTATGATCCTTGATCCATTTCTTCGCTTCTGCCATCGTCCATTTCTCGACATCGAACAGGTATGTGGTTATCTTCTTGCTATCGAGACAATACAGCCCCTTGATCCCGTCTTTCTTACTGACCGTCACTGTACGCATATCGCCAGCGCATTTGCCTATAGGTATGCGGTGATACTTCTCTGTGGTCTCTGGCTTGGTGACAATATCATCCTCTGCCGCATCTTCTACAGGAGCAACTTCGTCGGCTTTGTCGATGACATACTCAACATCTTCCTTAAGGCTTTTAGTCTTGATTTCTCCGCTTTCGTAGGCTTCCACAAGTGCCGCCGGACAGCTTGGAACAGAAACGCAGGAAATCTCCAGCAGTTCCACATCGGTATATGTCCGCTTGGGATCGCCCTTTTTCGCACTATCGATCCAGCCGCCCTCTTTTGGCACAAAACCTACAGAGAAGGCATTTAGCACGCCATCCTTGTATAGCTGATACAGTTCCTTGCCTGCATCCGTATTGGCAAACTGGGGCTTGAAAGATAATCCTTCTTGCTGTTTCTTCAGCCAGATAGCTTTGCCGACAGGCGGCTTGCTGTAATCATGCGCCCAACAAATTACTTTATTTTTCTCGTAATTCTCGGTATCCCAGGCATCGGCCTGTATCAACTCCTTGTCCCTGTCAATGACGGGTCTGGACGCCCACGCAACGAAGCTGCGCTCCTTATCGTTAAACGATTTGTGATCTATCTCAGTCGTTGTATACATCTTGCCTATCTTGCCTATCGCTTCCATCTATTCCTTTGCCTCCGCCCCCTAATCTATCCTGCTATTTGTTTGTTCATTTCTTCGATTGTCCGCCGTTGCGCCCGACTGCTCGCCTTCCGGCTGTTCGTCTATAAACTCGATGTCTGCAATGTCTGCATATCTCATCTTATTGTAGCTGTTCTGTTTGGTTTGTAAATCCAGGTATTCCAATCCCAAAGCGCAATCCCAATCATAGTCCAGTATTATGCAGCGTACTGACTTGCCGGTTATTAGCGTGATGTCCACTGCGCGTGCCTGCTCATACGCAACCCTGATGATCTCTTTCTTGGTCATGGTTCTCTCCTTCCCCTTGCTAATACCAATCCTAGTTTCCGTTCGATAAATGCTTTTGAATATGCCCCCACCATTCTATCAATGACACTTCCTTTTTTCATTATTAGCGTGGTAGGAAGGCTCATAATCCCAAACCGCTGCGCTAACAGTGGACTCTCCATCACGTTCAGACTTGCAATCTTTATGTCCCTGTCTTTCGCTATTTCCTCCATCGTCGGCTTGAGCGCCAGACAAGCCTTACAACTCGGCGCCCAGCACGTCATCAAAACAGGTGTTTCTGCTCTTTCTATTTCGTCAACATACGTTGAATTTGTTACTGTTACCATATACTCCCTTAATTAAAGCTATATGCTGTATCAGTGCACCGGCAGTTGATAATTTCTTCCGCCCGGCCTGTCCAATCGCCCGGATACATCAAGCCGTTGCTGTATTTTTGTTTCAATGGCACGTGCTCTCCATCCATCTTTCTGTGAGAATCCCGTGTTAGATTATCCCGTGTGGAGATCCATACCTTCTCTTTTACTACACCCGATTGGACGAGCGCCTCATGACTGCCCTTGTTCATCGCGCCCATGATCTCCGTCTGCGCGATTCGCTTATTCCTGAACTTTTCGGGGAAGCCAAAAACCTTTTCGACGCGCTTTTCAATGAGTTTGATACCCTCGCCAGCATCCAGACCAGCCTTGAACTCCCGGCGCAGGTCGTTTAGCGTTGTCTCATTCACATCAAACGAAAACTTGGGAACCTTCTTCGCTATGAACTCTTGAACTTCAGGGCGTGTAGCATTGAAATTCACGCCCATTCCCAGGTCGGCCAGCGTGGTATTTCCACCCTCCAGCAGAGCGCCAACAATTACAGGCTTGCCAGCATTCTCAAATACCGGCTGCCATTCCTTCGGGTCAAATAGCCACGCATCCCCAGGGGCTTTAATGCCCTTACCCGGGGATCTGGAATTTACCCGCCGCAATACTTCTTTTTCCTGCTCGGCAAACAGATCCTTAAGTGATGCTATCAGCCTAGCCTCGTATTTCTCCGCTGCTTTCGATACAGCCCACCATTTTTCGGTAAGGTCTGTCTGGTAAAGCTGCTCAGCAAGAACTATCGCTAAACTCTCTATGCTAGTGGGATTCAGTATGTCCATGCCCCCTACACCTATACGTCTAATCCATACCACGGAGCATTTGTCCAGGGCTTACTCTCATAATCATCCATAGTTTGCTTGTCAACTGTAATGTAATTCAAATCGCAATGTTGATCTCGTACCATATCAATAGGGTTGTTAAACGGGTCGAACATGCCCTCGAAAAAGCTGTCTTTCATTACCCGTATGAAAGTACCTGGCCTTATCTCAATATCACCAGTTTTCGTTGGTGAAATGCCCAACGCTTCCCTTACCGAATCTTTTACTAGCCATATCGTCATGGTCATTCCCTCTTTTCTAACGGAGAGCGGTGAGGGAGCGGTTTATATCCCGATATAGTGTATCGGGACGTTCTGCAAGTGTTCGTCCTTCCCCGCTGGCTCAATGCAAAACTTCTCAGAATCATCTGTCGGTATCGTTAGCTTGACAAAGTTAAATACGACAAACTGGTCATCAGTTTGTGCTGCACCGGGGCTGGTTAACTCGACATCATAGAAAGCCACATATTTCGTTCTTGCCATATCTCATATACCCCCAAAAAACCTGCAAAACTCAGCTTGAATGCCCTCGAATTCCTTGTCGTATATCCCATCAGCGGGGTTAATCCTGAGCTTGCCAACGCTTACCTCGACAGCAGGTGGCCACGTTGACGCTGGTCTGGTTTTCACAGGTATAGTGACGATATAATCACGCCCGTCTATGGTGTATTGAATCTCTGCATTTTCAGCGTGATCATACCTCACACCCGCTGGTATTCGTTGGCCTTTCTGCATATCAATCACCCTTGACCCGATAACTAATCTCAACTGAGAACCACAGCCACCACAAGCGATTAGTTTTCCAGCCGCAAATAGGGATATATGAGTATCCCCCAGTGTATAGAAAGTTATTGACATAAAACCGTATTATTAAGCCTGGGAACATAAAGTTTTTGATATATTTGATTGCGCCGGCTTTCACAGCCACTACCCCCGGTATTTATACTTCTGTTCCGCTATCTCCACAGCCCTCTCGTATACCCGCTCTGCCGTCTCTACTTCGTCCTGCTGTCTCCCTGTGCCGACAGGCCGTAATTCATCACCGCCCTCGATAGGCTCAAGACCTTGCAACGCCCTCGCCTCGTTGGGAGTCATGACACCAAACTGCATATTGACCTTCAGATCTTCGCGGTCTTGCTCCCTGTCTGGCTGGACGGGATTATCCGATATAATCACAAGCCGTTCGTCAAATTGGGGAGCTAAGTGCTCGGTGAGCGTTTCATCAATAAGCGTACAATAAGGCAAAAGACCGTATTTCTGGAACTCATACATACCCTGGCGGCTGTTGGCTCTGTTGACATCATCGCTTGTCAGCATGGACTTAGGAACATGAAATATCATTGCTATAGTATCACGCACCCATTCCAGCCCGGTATCGTATCCCATGTCCCTTGTGTTGGGGTTATTAAGTTCGGTGAGTTGCAGCCCGAAATCCTGTTCATTCAGCACGATAGTATCATCAGTCGATTTGAACTTGGCCTTGACCCTGTTGCCCGCTTTTTCATCTAGCGGGTGCTTTGTCCAAATGATTACTCTTTTATTACCGCCTGTCTTAAACATGGACTTCTCGAAGTCCACCATGTACTGCTCGAGATCGTAAGCATCAGCACAGGCCAGAAGTGGCGCTCTGCCGTAGAACTGGCTCAGGGGAGATACTTTCTTGAAATGGATCACGTCGTCAGCATCATAGATAATTTCGTCAGGTGTGTCTTTCTTGTATACATAGCCGCCGATCCAATTATCTTTATCAGGGATGACTGACATATCCGCTGAGGGAGCGAACCATATCGAGGCTGGCGTGCCCTTGCCATTAGCGCCGGTGAGTTGGTTTCGTAGCAGTATCCAGTATGCGTTGCCAACCAGCCCCAGGTTGGCTACAGTGAGTTTCTTGGCATCCGCTGCACACATATAATTGTTCACATCATAGAGCAGTTCAACCAGCGGACCGTTTGTCACTTCTTCCAGATCCGCTGCTGAGGATAGCCGCGAACCGGGAGCGGCCTTTCGGAATATTGCGTCTTTTCGTGCTTTTGATACTTGCCGCGTTTGCAGTAGCTTGAAGTTGGATTTTTCACGCCCTGTCTTGGTGACATAGACGCGCTGAGGGGTGGCCGCCACGCCCTCTCCCAGCAAGTCAGTGCAGGCATATACCGTGCCTTTGTTCGCCTCCAGACATGCCTGCATATTGTCTGGCCTGAGCGGCTCTCCCCTGAAATTTGTGGGGCCTATGGGAACAACCTGCATTGCCACGCCGCCATCAGCCTTGCCAGACCAACCACTTATCAAAAAATCCCTTGCCCTGGTTAAAATACCGTTCATGTCACCATGCCATATCCCCCCCGGATATCAGTTCTACCATATCGTCACGTCACTACTATTCGCCTGTATCGCTAGCAGAAACGCATCCCCTCTGTCCGGACTGCGCGTTCCTAGCCGCTTTTTCGTATCTTCCTTGCTTTCTACCTGTAGCTGTCCCAGTCCTGACAGGTTTTTTTGATGTGTTGATGTCAAGTCGGCGATAAGCTGTTTGTCATCAGGTATACGACCATATTTGAGCCACTCACGGCCGCCATACCAGAGCTGCGCCCTCATGTTTTTGTAATGTTCGGGGTCGTCCGGTCGGGATCCGGCATTGATACCGCGAACAGGCAAGCCCATAGCCCTCAAATGCCCTACAGGACCCCAGCCAATGCCGCCGGAATCTATCGTTATGAGTTTGTAATGGTCTCTGGCGTGCATCTCCAGAATCCGCGACTCGATATCGTCAGGCTCTGGAGTGGACTGTGTGGTGACGTCAAGGATTACCTGTCCACGTCTCCGACAGTAAGCCGATAGGTCTCCACCTGCGCCCACATCAACACCTAACACCATATCGCCTTCTGGCTCTATCTCCCGGTTTACAGCGTCCATACAGAGCTTCAGCGGAATGACGCTCAGTCCATCGTCAAGCGGAAATTCTCCCTTACAGCCAGACAAGTAGAGCGGGGAATCCTCACCCCACTCCTCGCGCATTTCCGCTTCCCACTGCGGGGTGATCAACTCCCCCTTGATACGCTCAGGAAGCTCTTCGCCTGTAAAGTTCGGCGTCATCTCGCAGCTAATATGTATCTTGTTCCAATCGCCACCACCACGAAAAACGTCGTAAAAATGTCCGCTGGCCTCCAGAGGATTGCCGATCCAGAGCATGTGAGCATTACCAGACGCCATGAGCGTGTTAGCTGCCTTCACGATCTCCGGCCTCACACCAGGAGCCTCATCGAAGATAATTAGTATGTTGGCTTGGTGCAAGCCCTGAAGCGCAACGCCGGAATCGGGTGATAAGCCCACCATGAACCAGCCAGGCTCGAATTCCAGCCGTGTCTGCTGACAATCTACCCCGATATCGTCCGCAAGGTAAGTGTTGTATTGCGCCCGGATCTCCTGCCAGAGAAGGTCGCGTACCTGCCTGAAGGTGGGAGCCGTTGTCGCTACGATAGAGGGAGCCATGTTATACAGGAAGGCCAGCGCAATATCGGATGTTACCTTTGTCTTTCCTGCTGAATTGCAAGACCTGACAGCCGTCCGCCGGTTGTCGAATACCGACCGGATGATCTCTTTCTGCTTAGACCAGTGAATGCACCCCAGTTCATCAGCACACCACCGGACAGCATCTTCGCCAGTGAATACACCATCACTGAGGTATATCGCATCTTCTATGTCAACTAGTTCTTCTACCGTGTGTGTCATACCTTGAAACCCGTATTCTCTACTGCTTTTCTCAACTTATCCAATGCCGCCAGATGGAGACTGGGCTGCTCCGAACCTGCCGGCATTATATATACAGGATTATTCTGAAAGGTTCTCAATAATTGAACTGCTGCACTCCGCAGGTCCGGCGCGGCAGCAATCAAAGCCGCATTGCCTTCAGATGCATAACCAGGATATATTCTAGCTACCTCATCCCCTCGCCCTGCATTATCAAT